CTCTGGACAATCTTGGACAATGACCGAGCCAAGCCAGACGTAGGTAAGACTGTTAACATCAAGTCGAGGGACATGACATGATTGATTGGCAAGATTGGGTTATTGCGGCAATTACATTTATTGCCGTGATGCTCTGGATTATAGGAGTAGTATTACAATGGTGGTAGAAGTTGATAGGATACAACGGTTGTTTGCGGTAAACGATTGTTCTAGGGCGAATAAATGGAATTGGACAGACGCTTACTTCAACGCCGAAAAGCCGATGGAGGAGTGGACGGATGAAGATATTCGAGCCTACTACGACAAGAACTCTGACAAAATAAAACTTAGGGTATTTGCAGACTTGTTGGGGATGCGTCTTAGCGATCTGCAAAAAAGTTTAAGGAGGACAAGCAACAGATATAATTGGGATTGGGATAACATGCCACCCAATCCTCTACATGAAAAACATAATGAGCGCATGGCTAAAGAAAGGCAAAGACAAAAAGAAATGCGAGAATTTTTATATCCATGGAAAAAGGAGAACAACTAATGGCACTAACATATTCAAATTTTGCAAGCTTCAAAGATGTAGTGAAACACTACGAAAGTATCAAACCGCTTGTATCTAAACTTCACACACGTGAGGACGACATCAGACCTATTGGTGATCGCAACCGTAAGCATGAGCGTATCGTCAAGATAAGCCGAAACTGCTACGCATTGAGCGATGGGTATCACGAAGGTGACAACAAGTTCATGTCCTACGGGGTACGCGAGTACGACTATAAGACCGATACTACAACCTATCACTGGGACAGGCTTGGTAAGATGGAGTACTATGCACCGATTGTGTGGCGTAAGCACAAGGATGGGACTGAGACGGTTCAGATACGGAACTGTATTGGTGACAACAGTCACTATTCCATGGGTCGCTATGCGTTCTTGGAAAGACACATGCCAAACGGTATGCAGTTTATCATGGGTCACAGCGCGATGCAGTATGTAGAGGTAGAAGGCAAGAAGCACTATCTAGCTAAGTGCAAGACTGTGCCGCGTGGGTACTACAGACAGTTTAAAGAGGCTACGTACTTCCAAGAGTGGATGCAAACCAAAGACGACAACTCTGCGTTGGTGTTCACTAAAGGTGAGAGTAATTGGATACATGACCCAACAACTGGCAAGTCGTTACCACAAAAGCCGAAGGTAAACAAAGAACTAAAGGCGAAGTACAAAGAAGCTATCGACAAGTTCTTTGAGTGGGGCATGACAATGTCACCTCTGTTACCGTTGAGCAACGAGTACAATCAAGACAAGGCGTATGAACTACGTAAACATTTTGGGAGCGTAGATTATGTAAGCGATGAGTTCACACCGACACGTGCACGTGAGATACTGCGTAGTCCTAATCATCCGATGCGTCTTAACTATTGGGTTTTGTTTGCAAGCTCGGTGGCAGATTACAACTATACCACGAGTGGGTGGGAGTATACCTATTTAGTACAACACGTTGAGACAAAGGAGCAACTACAGAAAGTAAAAAGTAAATTCAATTCATTCATCAATACAAACGCAGGCTTTAAAACAAAGCCGAAACAGTAGTTTAAAACTACAGAAATGGAGAACAATAAATGAGACAACTACGTATAGAACTAATGAGTGCGATACGAAAAGAGATCAACCCTCAAGATCATTCTGTTGATCTGATGGACTTTGCACATCTGGTCGAACAAAAAACTAAGTATCTTACTTGCTCAAAAGATAGGTATTCTAAATGGGTGTACCGTGAGGGTGACAGCTTTCCCATGGGGTACATAGCTTACAAGGACATTCGGGAAAGCCACAGCAATGCTGATGATCCAAAGTATCTCGTCTACTCGCCGAACATACACAACGGCAAGTATTCGCATGGTGATAGAATGTACTCAACACAGGCAACGACCAAAGAGAAAGCGGTCAAAAACGCCGTGACATATCTACGTGCTTTGACAGTGCCACAAGTTGTTGAGATAACTAAGGATACTTGTAAAAGAAAGGCAGCTACTCAAACTGATGATCTGCGTAACGATGTGAGAAAGAAGGCTACAGCGGTTACTGAGGATATGTTCAGTACGTACAAGTTCGACAATCCGAATGCTTTGCAAGTCGAACTGAGGCACATGATTGAGTCGGGGCATGAGTTTCTCAACAAGGAACTAGGTCAGCAACTAAAAGAAATCTTCACTGGGTTCGACGAGTTCAAAGAGGCGAGGCAAAACAATTCGGACTCGTTCCTGTTTGTCGAGGCGTATCAGTCATTTGGTCAGAACAAGTTTAGGTGTGCACCTGTTGATTTGCGCGGGTACGGGGACGAAGTGGTGAAACGTGAGTTGCAAACTATACGTGGCGAAGACGACTTGCCCGAAGATATCAAAGGCAAGTTAGCAGTGTTGAGTATGGTGGACGTCGAGCACTATGTTGACTGTGTTGGGTATCGTGCAGCCGAAAACATATTTTACCTACGAGGTGAATTGTGAATGACAGTCTATCACGAAACTATACGATATACCGTGTAAATTTCCCTAATGGTAAAGAAAATGTAGAAATTGTATGTTTTGGTATGGAATGTCTTGACACGTCAGTAACGGGACACTATATGAATATACGAGACACACCGAAGTGGGTGCAAGAAAGGGTTGCGGTCTTATCTATGCTAGGCACACCGTCACTATCAGTTGATGGGATTGGTCAACGCATAGATAAACACACCTACTGGTTGTACGCAGATTAGTGTAGTTTCAAACTACAGTTTGACGGAGGCGAGAAATCGCCTCTGTCGATGCCAGTTTCTACGGAGGGTTTATGACACCAGAAGCAAAAGTAAAAAAGAAAGTGGTCGCCGTGCTCAAGCAGCATAAAGCGTATTACTTCTATCCAGTGACAGGTGGCTATGGGCGCAGCGGTGTGCCTGATGTTATCGCATGTCATAACGGACGCTTCATCGGTATCGAATGTAAGGCAGGCAGCAACAAGCCTACACCATTACAAGAAAAGAACTTGTCAGATATTCAAACAGCAGGTGGCGTTGCGCTAGTGATAAACGAAGATAATATTAATACAGTGGAGGAATTGTTTGATGTTTAAATTATTTTACACGTTACTAATTATCGAATACGTTGTTGATAACCAAGACGTAGCAACAAGTGTCATATTCCCTAGTGAGCACGAATGTTATGAAGCTATGGGCGATGGAGTTCTAGATGGTTTGTACGACATACTTGCAGACACGTATGGTAAAGAGATTATGATGTATTGTAAGAAAACACCGTTCCAGTCTGGTGTAAGGGAACTCAATGTAAGACCGAAGGTCAGACCAGATGGGGGATGAATCACTAAGCCCTGCCCAGAAGTTTGAATATCGTTTTTTAAAACAACAGGTAAACACGTTGGAAGAAGAGCGATATAGGTACGATGCCAGACCAAATATACAACAAGACTTGTTTCGTGCGCGAGAAGAGTTAAAGTCGTTTGTCTCTAAACTTAGAACGAACGGAGTTAAAATATGAAGCGTTTCACAACTGTCGAGAAAGAATGGTTAGGATACAAACGCAAACTAGCAAACAATAATATGAAGGTGTCGTTAGCAAAAGCACCGTGGCAGCAAGGAGAGCAGCATGACAAACATGACGAAGAAGGAAGAGAAGGTATGGGATTATCTTCTGAAAAACAGAAAAGCAGAAAACGCAGAGGTAGCAAACGCGTGTGACGTTGACATAAACTTTGTAAAAAATCTTATATCACGGATTAGTTCAGAAAACTGGCGAGAAGAAGTGCCACTAAAGCAAGTCTGGGATCGTGCAAAGGTACTGGACACAGCCAAAGGTTATGTCACGAAAGATCGTGCAGCAGATCATGGCGACATGGAAGACAACTTTCAGCGCATCGCCGTATACTGGAACGCGCACCTTGGACTGGTCGACTTCATAAAGACTGAAGATGTTGCAGCAATGATGGCACTACTAAAGATTGCTCGCATACATTCTAACCCCACACACATAGACAACTGGGTAGACGCTTGTGGGTACATGGCTTGTGGTGGTGAAGTCGTGAGCAAGTAATGGACATCTACACCCTAGACTTTGAAACTTATTATTCTCAAGATTACTCGTTGTCGAAGATGACAACCGAGGAATACGTGCGCGATAGACAGTTCGAGATTATTGGTCTTGCTATAAAAAAGAACGACAAATCTACTAAGTATGTAAGTGACCCTGGTTTAATCAAACGTCTACTATCACACATAAACTTCTCTGACTGTGCTATACTCTGTCACAATACCATGTTTGATGGGGCAATACTTAGTTGGCATTACGGTATCAAGCCAAAGGCATGGTTTGACACGATGTATATGGCACGTGCTCTGCATGGAGTGGAGACAAGCGCATCACTCAAAGCAGTAGCCGAACGCTACGGTGTGGGTGTCAAAGGTAACGAGGTACACAACGCCAAGGGCAAGCGCCGTGCCGATTTTACTGTGGGGGAGGCTGAACGGTACGGTGAGTATGCCAAGAACGATGTGGATCTAACCTACAAACTCTTTAAACTTATGGGGGCTAAGTTTCCCAAACAAGAACTGAAACTGATAGACTTGACCTTGCGTATGTTTATTGAGCCTACGCTTGATCTGGATCTTGGACTGTTGGAACAACACCTTGAAGATACGAGAGATCGTAAGGACAAGTTGCTACGTGATGCAAATGTCACTGACAAAAAAGATCTGATGTCTAATCAGAAGTTTGCAGACATGTTAAAAGATCTTGATGTAGAGCCACCCATGAAGATCAGCACCACGACAGGCAAGCAGACCTACGCCTTTGCGAAGTCTGACGAAGCGTTCAAAGAACTACAAGAACACGATGATGATCGGGTGCAATCTCTGGTTGCTGCACGTTTGGGTAACAAAAGTACCTTGGAAGAAACACGCACAGAGAGGTTTATAGGTATATCTAAACGTGGGCTGCTCCCTGTACCTGTAAGATACTACGCTGCGCATACAGGTAGATGGGGTGGGGCTGACAAGATAAACTTGCAAAACCTACCGAGTCGAGGACCAAATGCGAAGAAACTAAAGAAAGCAATCATCGCACCCGAAGGCTACACAATAGTCGAGGCTGACAGCGCACAGATCGAAGCGCGAGTGCTTGCATGGTTCGCAGGTCAAGATGAATTGACTAATGCGTTTGCCAACGGCGAGGATGTGTATGTAAAGATGGCTTCTCGTATTTACGGATGTGCCGAAGAAGATGTTACCAAAGACCAGAGGTTTGTTGGTAAGACCACGATCCTTGGTGCAGGGTATGGCATGGGGGCAGAAAAGTTCGCGGTACAGCTCAAGACGTTTGGGTTTGAAGTGTCACCTCATGAGTCACGCAGGATTATAAATATCTATCGGGATGCTAACTATAAAATAAGCAAAGTATGGCGTGATGCTAACTATATGGTGCAGCAACTAGCAAATGGCAGAGCCGTACAGTTTGGTCGTAAAGGTATTGTCACTGTGGATGCAGCCAACAACGCACTTGTCATGCCTAATGGTCTTAGTATTTTTTACGAACAGTTGCATGCAGAGCAAGCCGAAAAGGGTTTGGAGCATAGCTATAAAACTCGTAGAGGGCGTACTAGAATATACGGTGGCAAGGTCATAGAGAACGTGTGCCAAGCATTAGCTCGTTGCATTATAGGCGAACAAATGCTAAGAATAAGCAAGAAATACAAAGTGGTGTTAACAGTACACGACTCGATTGTATGCTGCGTTCCTGATGACGAGGTTCTTCTAGCACGGCAACATGTAGAGCATTGTATGAGAAATACACCCGATTGGGCAGCAGGACTACCTATAGATTGTGAAAGCGGCATAGGTAAATCATATGGAGACTGTGAGTGAACATAGCACCTTGGTCGTTTAGTAAAGCAAAGGCATTTGAAACATGCCCTAAACAGTTCTACCATGAGAAGGTTTTAAAACAGTATCCTGTTCAAGAAACAGATGCTATGCGGTACGGCACAGAGTTCCACAAGGCTTGTGAAGACTACATGGAATCAGAAGTGCCTCTCCCTAAGAAGTTCGATTTTATACAACAAACTTTAGATGCGCTTAACGAAAAACGAGGCGTAAAGCTATGTGAACAGAAGCTAGGCTTGACCGCTGACTTAGAACCATGTGGGTTTTTTGATAAACGTGTGTGGTTTCGCGGGATAGCTGACCTAGTAATCATAGACGTGTTGACAGGTGTTGCATGGGTTATTGATTACAAAACAGGCAGATCGTCAAAGTATGCTGACAAAGGGCAGCTTGAGTTGATGGCTTTAATTATATTTAAACACTACCCACAAATAACAAGAGTGAAGGCAGGGCTTCTTTTTGTTATAGCCAAAGGTTTAATAAAAGCTGAGTATGAAATTGACTCAGAACCAAATCTTTGGGAGAAATGGTTAGGAATATATGGTAAGATGCAAAAAGCATTTGAGTCGGATGTATGGAATCCACGCCCGTCTGGGTTGTGCAAACGTCATTGTCCAGTGCTTGAATGCGCTCACAATGGGAGAAACTAATGCCATACACTAAGACAAAGCGTCCTTACAAGAAAGAATACAAACAACAGAAAGCCAGAGGCGAGCATGAAGATCGCATGGAACGCCAACGTGCCAGACGTAAGATGGATAAGAAAGGTGTAGATAAAAATAAAAACGGCAAAGCCGATAAACGAGAAGGCAAGGACATTGCCCACAAGAAACCGTTAAGTAAAGGCGGAAAAAATAAAGACGGTGTAAAAGTACAAAGCCGCAAGAAAAATCGTGCAGCAGGTGGAGCTATGAGTAAGCCACCTAAGAAGAAGCGGTAGTGTTTCACTACCACGGAGAACAACATGA